TGACTGGTTCTGTCAAAAGTTAACGGTTGAAGATACAAAGCATATCGATATTAAAGAGATTGAAAAAGATATTGAGTCTGGTCAAATGTCTAAAGAGTTGTCACGTCAAGAGTATTGGACCGACTTTTCTGCTATGGGTATTACAGGATCGTATTATGGAACCTATCTTGATCAGATGTATAGAGATGGAAGAATTTGCGATGTAATGTACGAACCTTACTTGCCTGTTGTAACGTCGTGGGACATCGGTTTCAATGATCCTACTTCAATTGTGTTTGCCCAAATATTCGGGAATCAGATTCGCATTATAGATTACTATGAAAATAATAAGCAAGGGTTAGATCATTATGCAAAAGTTGTTCTTTCTAAGCCTTATACTTATAGTCATCATCTTGCTCCGTTTGATATGGCTGTACATGATCTGTCGACGGGCGTATCACGATATAGAATGATGAGTGAGCTTGGTATAAAGTTTGTAAGATATACTGATAATGTTCCTTCGATTCAAGATGGTATTGAGCAAGTAAGAAGATGTCTTCCTAGATTTTGGATAGATCAAAGAATTGGGCAACCTATTATAAAGGCACTAGAGAACTATAAGGAAGCAAATAATGAAAAATTACAGACCTTTAGTGGACGTCCTGTTCATGATAAGTTTTCTCATATTGCTGATGCTATTCGCTATCTTTGTGTTGGTTTATCTAAAGTATCCACTACTGCTGACCCAGAAGCTTTAGACAGAAGATACAAAGAAGCTTATTATGGTGTAGATTCACATATGCCCCCTATATTTCAAGATAGGCATAGTCGATATTAAATATAATAATCATTAAAAAGGAGTCTTATGATTAAAGATTATAAAAAAATATCCAATGAGCTTAAAAAGATTGCCAGCAGCTTTCATTCGCTATATCAAACACTTGATGCTTTATTGCAAAGAACCGATATGGGGCTGGTTATAACGCTTGATAAAGAAGAGTTTGTTTTAAGTCCGGCAACTACTCATGAAGAATTTGAAAAGTTGGCTGTATTGCGCGATAAGTTAATTAAATTATTATTAACCGAACACACTAAAGCATATATAAATAGTAGCGCGCATACAGCTGATATTAATATTGATGATCTATTTAAAGAACTATTAGCCTTTGGTCGGTTAAAAGATCCTAAAGAATATCAAGTAAAGAAGAAGTATAAAGCTAAAGCTTGTGCTGCAAGAAAAGATAAGTTTGGAAATATCATTAAAAGTATTGCTTTAGATTTAGATTCTTATCAAGGACAAATGCAGACAAAGGGCAAATATGTTAAAGTCGATTAAAGCGTTTATTCATTCTTTAAAGTTCTTTAGATCAGAAGGATTGCCCTTACAACATGTTGAGGCAACGCACGAAATAAAAAAACATAAGGTTCCATTTTCTGCTGAACAACGATGTGCTATGCAGCCACATGATTTTGACTGTCCGGTAATTGGTTGTACTAAAAATCCTTGCGCTCAAAGAGTTCCTGATAAAATATCTAGAAAAAAAAGATTGAATAAAGATGAAAGAGATAGAATCATTGTTCAAAAAGCTAAAAATGCACAACGATTAAGACAGGTTGAAGAAGTAAGTAAAATGTTAAAAAGAGAAAAAATAAAATGAAAAAAGATATTTTTGCTATTACTATTCCTGATGCTATAGAGCTTCATCCTTATAAAAATAATTTTAATTGTGATGAATGTAAGTTAAATGCCATTAAAGCTCCTTTGTGGCGTGATAGATCTTCTGAAGACAAAGTTGTTTCTGATAGTTATGAAGTAACTTCTGAAATGATAAGAAAAGAAAGAATTCAGGCAAAGATAGATCGTTTAAAAGAAGAAATGGATGGAATCGAATCTTTTAATGGATTTTATTATAATAGGCTTAAAAATGAATATACCTATGAAATGACTCATTTGTTACATTCTATTAATAACGAAGAGCTTCCTGAATCTTGTGGATATTGTTTTAAAGATCAGTATTTAAAAAATGAAAATCTAAATAACTAAAAAGTCCAACAAGCAGTAAGGCTTTTAAGTTGTTAAGGTGAATATTGCTTTAATTGAATATCAATTTTAGGCTGAGTTGATTAAAAATTAGTTTTTTAGGAGAGTAGGTATGCCTTTATTCCCTCAACTTGGCGATGCGTATTATAATAATCAATCAGAAGATGCAAAATCGATTCTTTCTGTAATGGAGTCTCGATACGCAGAAGCCATTACTATTAACCAGTCTTTTTGGTCTCAGGCTGATCAAGCAACTCGCGCTGAAGTTGGTGATGTAACTTTATGGACCGATTTGTATGGCAATGTGCCTGCAGCCAGAAATAATCGATTCAGTTTTAATCGTATTCGACGTGTTGTTAATATGATTACTGGTCATCAACGCAAAAATAGAAAATCAACTATTTGTGTTCCTGTAGAAAATGCTGACCAAGAAACAGCTGATCAATTTACCAAAGTATTAATGTGGGCTAATAATCAAGAGTCAGTACTTGAAACGATTAGTGAATCTTTTCATGGAGCATTAGTTACTGGAATGAATTTGCTTCAAATATGGCTCGATTATCGCTCGGACCCAGTTTCAGGAAACATTAAGGTTGATAACTGCTCTTATAACTCATTTCTTATCGATCCATATTTTCGTAAAGCTGATCTTTCAGATTGTAACTTTTTATGGAAACGATCATTTTTGACCAAACGAGAATGTATATCATTAATGCCTCAATACACTGAAGAAATTATGGGTATGCAGAGCAATGATACAGGCTCAGCAAAAGATGGTAAGTTTCAGTTCTTGCCAGAGAGTTATAACTACGGTTATAAGAATTTGTTAACTTACGACGAGTATTATTATCGTGATTATCGAACTCAAAAGATGCTTGTTGATACACAAACTGGTGAAGTGCAGGAATGGAGATCTGAGGATAAAGAGGCATTAGATCTGTTTTTGGCAACCTATCCACAAATTGAAGAGATTGAGCAAGAGATTCCAACCGTTAAGCTTGCAATCGTTATTCAGGGTAAAGTTTTATATGATGGTCCTAATCCTTTAGGGATTGATACATATCCATTTATTCCTGTATTTGCTTACTATAATCCTCAAATGCCTTATTTTCCTGATAGAATTCAGGGTGTGGTTAACGGTCTTATTCCAGCTCAGTATTTATACAATCGTCGTCGCACTATTGAGCTTGATATTTTAGAGTCTCAAATCAATTCAGGATGGATCTATAAAGAAGATGCATTAGTTGATCCAAAAGATGTATTCTTGTCTGGTCAAGGTCGAGGACTAGCGCTTAAGTCTGATGCTCAAATGACTGATGTTCAACAAATTATTGCTCCTCAAATACCACCATCAATGATTCAGTTATCAGAGCTTTTAGCAAAAGAAGTTATGGAAATATCAGGTGTCAATGAAGAACTACTTGGATCAGCATCTGATGATAAGGCTGGAATATTAAGTATGCTTCGTCAAGGATCAGGTCTTACTACTTTGCAGGTGCTTTTTGATAATCTTGATCGTGCTCAAAAGCTTTTAGGTAAGATGATGATAAGTATTATCCAGTCTAATTTTACACCTGGTAAAATACAGCGAATATTAAATGAGCAACCATCAGATCAGTTCTACAATAAAGCTTTTGGTCGTTATGATGCTGCTATCGAAGAAGGCTTAAATACTACAACGCAAAAACAGATGCAATTTGCTCAAATGCTTCATTTGCGCGAAGCGGGAGTTCCTATAACTACTCAAGATCTGCTTGAAGCAGCAACACTTCAAGGCAAGAAAAAGATTATTGAAAATGCAGTTAAGCAAGAACAACAAGCAGCAGAAGCTCAAAAAATGCAAATGCAAATAGCTATGCAGCAACAACAAGCGGCTATTGAGTCTGCTCATGCAAAAGCTTTGGCGGATAAAGGATTGGCAAACGAGAGAAACTCTAGAGTTGATGAAAATCAGTCACTTGCTGTTGAACGTATGCATCAAGCGAACCGTGATGATTCAGCAGCTCTTCTTGATAAGATTAAAGCCATAAAAGAACTTGAGGCATTAGATTTAAGCCATCTTGAAAGATTGCTTAATATGGCAAATTCATTAAAGCAGGGTGAAGTTCAATCGTCGGAAGCTGGAGTTAAAAAAGTAATTGAAGCTCCTAATGAACCACAAGAATAACAGCTTGAATTTATGGCTTTTCGGTGTTACAACTTGATCTGTATAGATAGAGGATATTATTAACCTTGTAGTTTAAGCACTTAATAAAGTGAGACTACAGTTTCTAAAGAAAGGCCGTAGTATGGCAAAAAGAAAATATGCTGGCATGCCAAAAGGTAGCGCTGGAGCAGGATCATATGAAGGATTAGAGTCAGCTCGCAACATGGAGCGTCGTGATTCAATGATGATTTCAGAAGACAGATCAGCTGTAGCTAATTTGCCACAACAAGTAGTCTACAAAGCATGGCCACGTGGCGGTTCATATGCTACTGGTGATTATAACGATACAATCTCAGGCGTTAATGAACAAATGTCTGCTGATTCTAATAAAGCTAAAGCTAATAAAGGTGGCTTTAAATATTAATTTGGGGATAGTATGCCTGTAACTGTACGGTCAAATATGAAAGCTAAGAAGATAGCATTTTCGATTCTTGGAACTCCTCCTAATTTGAAGGATAAAAAAAGTTCTTTGTATTCAAAAATTGCTAAACGTTTAGTATTTGAGAATACCCAAAGAGTCCGTTGATTTTTTAGATTGTCTGTGGATATAAGTTGCTTGATCTGCTTTCTTGTATCCACAGTATTAAAGGTTAGTAGTATGAAAAAACAAGTTGTTGCCCATTTAAAAAGTGATATTAAAAACTTTAAAAAAGAAGCCGCAGAAGATAAAAAACTTATTAAAAAAATTATTAAGCCCAAAAAGAAAGCTGCAAAGTCTAAGCCTAAGTCAGCTAAAAAGGGTCATGAGAAGTTTGAAAAAGTTATGCATGAGTATAAAGAAGGCAAACTTCGTTCGGGCTCTAAAAAGGGGCCTAAGGTTAGAAAGTTGAGCCAAGCTCGAGCAATTGGGTATTCAGAATCTAGAAGAGCTGACCATACTGCTAAGAATGGCAAATAGTTATTAAATTGATACTAGCGTTTCATTCACTTCCTTCCTTGATGATTCATGGGCCTTGTTTTTTTACCTCCTTACTTTTTCAGGGCTCATGAATTCATCAAATTATGTTTCATATTTTGAAAACTTATTGTAATATCTGCATAGAACCACTAAAAAGGAGTGTTTTATGAAACCTACGGTAGGTAAAATAGCGACAGATTTATTGCAGTCTGAAGCGCCAAGACTTGTTAACCCACAAGAAATTCAAAGAGCTCAAGAAAAAGAATATTTAGATAATCTTGTATGGTGCGTTAGCCATGCACGCAAAGAAGTTGATTGTTCAACTATTGAAAATCATGAATCGTGCAAAGATAGAACTGCTTTAGAGGGTGATTTTTTTATTGCAGCATTAATCAAAAAAGAAAAGTTGCTTGAAAACGTTATTCGTAACTATTTTGTTCCCACAAAAGCTTGTCCAACTCCAACTTATGATCAAACACTTTATCGATATAACAGCAAAAAAGGTTCTATAGAATATCTTTGGACTGTTCCAGACCGAGAAACATGTTTAACGTTTGCTGAAAATAAAGACAAAATTGTTCCAGCAGAGCAAGGTTTATTAAAGTTTGTTTTAGAGTTTTATGATGGTACTTTGTATCGTTTATGTAAGAAATTTAACGGTGAAGCTCAATATGCGGGCGGTAGCCTAATAGGAAAAGAAGAATGGCAATGACATTAAAAGAAAGTTCATATGCGGCAATGCAAGGTCAGGGAAAAAGAAAAAACATTGAAATGCCACCTGAGGGATATGTGCTTGGTGGTCCTGAAATGGTAATGCAGCCAACGGTTCAAGAACAGCCAACATACCCTTTTGGTCAAGTCCCTGATCAGTTACCTGAAGATACTATTCAAGCTATGCAAGAAATGCAGCCTGAACAAGAGGTTGAACAAGTTGAAGAAGCTGAGCCGGTTGAAGAAGTTGTTTTACCGTCTAAGCCAACACCTCAGGACTCATTTAAAGCTGTTCGTGAAGCAAAAGAAAGAGCTGAGCGTGAACGTGATCTTTTAATGGCCCAAATGATTGAAATGCAATCTCGAGCTAAGCAGCCTGAAAAAGTTGAGCAACCTTTAGAGCCAGAGTTTGATGAGCAAGATTTTGCTATTGATGAAGATGCTTTGGTTGAAGGAAAATATGTTAAAAAGGTTGTCAGTGAAATTAAATCGCTTAAAAAACAGCTTGAAACATTTAAAAATCAAACGTCTCAAATATCTGTTGAAGCTAAAATTAAAGCTCATTTTCCGGACTTTGAAGAAGTTGTTTCAAAAGAAAATGTTGAGATCTTAAACGCAGAGTATCCAGAGATTGCTCAGTCACTTAAAGACACAAAAGATATATATGCTAAAGCTAAAGCTGCGTATACTGTAATGAAGAAATTTGGTATTGGTCAAATAGATCAGGAGCTAATCATGAAACAAAAAGAAAAAATAAAAGCAGTTGCAAACGTTTCAAAGCCAAGACCATTAGCATCTATCAGTCCACAACAGGGCGATTCTCCACTTTCAAGAGCTAACGCTTTTGCAAATGGGTTAACCAAAGACCTTCAAGCGCAGTTGCTTAAAGAGATGATGGAAGCTAAAAAGAGAGTGTAACTATGCTTCGAGCCAAACAGTCAATATTTGTAAAAAACATTGGATCGTTAATTGACTATGTGTACGCAAATGGATTTGAGCTTACTTTTGGTGATGCTTATCGAAGTCCTGAGCAGGCAGCACTGTATGCAAAGCAAGGAAAAGGAATCGCAGATAGTCTTCATTGTAAAAGATTGGCTATTGATCTTAATTTGTTTAAAGATGGTAAATATTTGACTGACAAAGAATCGTATGTTCAGTTTGGTGCTTATTGGAAATCTCTGCATCCTGCTAATAGGTGGGGTGGTGATTTTAAAAAGCTGGTTGATTCTGTCCATTTTGAAATGCAAGATTTATAAAACGTATCATTTCCTCCTTTTTTCAGGGTCTTTATGCTTTATTGAGTGTAAGGACCCTGAATTTTATTAGTGTTATATTTTTAATTTTTTATTAGATCTGTTATTGCAGTTTTCTTTGTGTGAGACCCATCTGCAATTAGAGGGCTCATAATTTCCATTATTATCGATACGGTCAATGGTCATATTTTCAGGTCTTTCGCCCATGTCTTTTATAAAATTTTCAAATTTAAGCCATCGATCGCATACTTTTATTCCTCTGCCGCCGTATCTATCGTATACATTTGAATTTTGGTTATTGCACCTAGCTATCATAGACGACCATACTTTATAGACTGGATCTTCATGTCGTCCGTGCTTAGTATTGTTTCTTGCGTTTTCTCTATTATGACAAGTAGAGCATTGCTTTGATTTCCCCGCTCTTAAATCTGCTGCTACATTAATACTTTCAAATCCACATTCGCATCTTATTTTGTATCTCTGTAGTTTTCGGTGCATATCTACATATTCAATAATGGTCCATTTTCCATATTTTTTGCCTATCTCTCGATTTGGATCATATAGTTCTGCGTACATGCATTCATCGCACTGCTTTCCTCTTCCAGCCCGCAATTCTGTTCCCGCCTTGATTCTTATATTTCCGCACTCGCACAAGCACTCATATTGCTTTCCAGGCTTTTCAGTTTTAATTAAATTTAAAACCGTAAATTTTCCAAATACCTTGTTTTCCATCTCTAATCCTGTATATATTGATTTTAGCGCAAATCGAAGAAGTCGCTTATCTTCAAATCTTGACATGTTCTAATGTCGCGGACGCAAAAGCCTTACTGAGAACTCGTCCATCTTAAGTATAAGACAACCAGTACCAAATTGCAACATAAAAATTGACAATTTCGTACCTTAGTTTAACTTAATACTAAAGGAAACTCTATGTCTATTACGACTACGAGCACACTTCCAGCTCCAGTTCAACAATCGTTTAGCTTCAAGTTGCTGAGCGTACCAGTACCAAACATGATCCATAAAATACCGGCAATGTTAAAAGTTATGCCTCGCAATGGTGGTAAAACTCTACGTATGCGTCGTTATAATCCTTTAAATACTGCTATGGCTCCTATTGGAAACGGTGGCTTGACTCCTCCAGCGCAGAATTTAACTGCTGTGGATAAACTTTATGTCCACATTAAATCTTTGGTAATTGACTTG